ACAGCTCTTGGTGGAGCAGAAGTATTGGCAAAATTCTCTAAAAGGTGTAAGAAATTTTCGTTCTGTACTTCGCCATAGCCTGCGTAATTTTTACCTAAGAAGCGTAGATCAGTAGTGGTATCAATGGTACCGTCTTCTACTGAGACTAAAAACGTGCCATTAAATCTGTCTACTTGATATGCCATCAATCTACTCCAATATTATTCTATTATTTATCTGAGTAGATTTATTATAATCTACCCACAGCAACTTCGATTACACCTTCTTGCCCGTCAAAATCACCAAGTGCTTTGCCTATTACAGTGCCCATTTGTGGAGTTTGACTAGTTCTAGCAAAACCGTTTCCTCCGCTGATCAACATATCACCCTTTCTTATCGGGCCTTTAACTTTACAGGGTGTTCTTCCCTGTAATGCTACAGCTGCCACATATGTGCCTTGACAGTTACTATTCATCAAATAAGCAGGATTTGTAGTAACAACTCCGGCTACTCTGTTAGTACCATCTTGTGCAAGTGTAACTTCAAATTCTCCACCAAATTCCAACAATGTGCCCGGGGCATATTCTGCGTCTGCTATGTAATTTTCAGCTAGGTCAGCATATTGTGCGCTGGTAGCAACACCGTTAAAAATATCTGCATATACGCTGCCAAACGTTCGTCCTGGTAGTCCTATATTGCATTTACTATTAGCATCTCCTACAAAAGTAGGATCTGATGTGCCGCCGTTTGCTAGAGCCACTGAACTGCTGATAAATTCAAAACTTGCTTCATCTCCAGTTTGAAACGCATCATTGATAGTGATTGCAAATCCTAGACCGTTAGTAATAGCTAGAGTAGGAGCGTTGCCATTTATAAACAAATGTATTTCTCCTGCATCTCCTATTGTTGCTCCCGTATCTGTAACTGAGACCCCTGCCAATGTTCCCACTGAGGTCAATGAAGAATTTATTACTCCAGAAGCCAATGTTGCTCCACTCAAAGTACCGGCTGCGGCTGTGACTATGATATCTTGCGATCCGTTAAACTGCACACCGTTAATGGCTCTTCCGGGCGCTAACGTGCTGGCCTGTGCTGCAAGTCCGCTGAATGTAAACCCTTGTATGTTGTTAGCTACAAGACTGTAAAATGTACTGGTACCAGATATTGCAGTAACATTGCCTATCAAAGGACCTATAAATTGATCAGCTGTGATTGTTCCACCAGCAAAACTACCGGTGCTATCTCTAGCTACAACCTTACCTATAGTGTTTGCTGACGATGCATCTACTTCCCAAGTAGTAGCAGTGCTACCGTTGAAATTATTACCTGTTAAATATGTACCTCTGGTAAGAATAGCAGAAGTATTAGAAGTAATGGTAATGTCATTATTGCCATCAAAGTATGCACCGTTGATAAATCTTCCGGTCTGTAACCTTGTTGCGGTGGTCGAATTACCCAAAACACTACCAGCAATTACAGTGTTTGTTGAAAGAGTGACACCTTTTTGTAATTCATTAAATCCCGTAATGGCATCCAACGCATTGATTGTAAAAGTATCTGAACTGTGGATAGACAATACTTCATCATTAACTAATACTAATAATACTGCATGATTAACACTGTTAATATCTCTTAAAATTGCTGCTTTGATTCTTGTTTCACCAAAACCAGATACTCCCTCAGGTCCTACAAGTATCCATCCCGATATATTAGAATAAACATACAATTGTTTGGTTGATATTTTAAACCAAAGAGCACCTTCAGTTGGGCCGGATGGTGCATTTTCTGAAGCTGTAGCAGCCCCAACAGGCACCCAATTGGTTCCATCATAGGTATTTAATTTGTTGTTGACGCTGTCGTACCAGGTTTGCCCTTCTACAGCACGAGCAGGAGGATTTGTTCCAGCAAAATTTTCTAAAAGAAATAGAAAATTTTCGTTCTGTACTTCACCGTAGCCCACATAATTTCTACCAAGTAAACCAATACTTGTAGAAGTATCTAAAGTTCCGTCTTGAAGAACAACAAGTTCTGACCCGTTATATTTGTTTATGATGTATGGCATTGATTCGCTCCTTATGTATTTAACTTAAGAGCTAAATGTCCAGACACCTGCCTGTAGTATAAAAGTTTTAACAGTTCTAAAAACGCTGATAGGTTGTGCACCAATAGTAATAGGACTTACAATTGTTTGATTTGTTATAGCAAATGCTGTACCTGTTGGAGTGACAAATTCAGCAGTAGATGGCGCTCCGAGACTGGTAGTAGCAGTAGAACTTATATTTGACAGTCTTGTACACAAAATCCTAGCTAATGTGCCGTTTTCGTATTCGTTTACAGGAGCTAAACTTGTTAAAATTATAGCAATGTCGCCATCTGTTGGAAAATCTGATATATCTATACTGAATACTAGCGATCGAGTTCTTACCACATTCAAAACATATTTCTTGTTTGTAGCTTCAGATAATTCAGTAGCACCCAATGCAGTGCCAATTGATCCAGTATTTTCAGTGGTTTGTACAGGTGAATTTTGACTAGTAGTAATCAATCCTGTCAGCAACGGAGAACCAATTAATACAATATTTCCACTACCATCTGGTGCTAGTTCTAGATCGTTAGAACTTGTGGTAGATATTCTTTGATTGTCTATAAAAATATTGTCTACTGACAACTGTAGCAAAGTTCCTACATTGTTTAAATTAGGAAAATTACTAGAAAAACATTGTGTTGCATTTATAACAGCGTTACCATTAATCTTAAATGCTTTACCTGTAACTAGATTGATGTGTTCAGTGCTATCCCATGAAGTTTGAGGGCCGTTCCACAAAAATTCATGGTCACTATCTCCTCTAAGAATAATTCCCCCGCCGTCTGCATTTACATCAGTTCCTGCTGAACTGTCACCTGTGGCGGCCAACACGATATTTTTGTCTTCAATTGTCAGCACACTGGTATTGATAGTAGTTGTGTTTCCTTGAACCACAAGATCGCCTACCACTGTAAGACTACCGCCCACTGTGGTTAAACTGTCTGTGAATCCGTCATAAATTTTTACTTCTCTAGTTGGAGCGATAATATTAACTGCTGTTTCACTAACAACTCCCTTTTGTACAGCAAAACTAAGATTCTTATTTGAAGCTGTGTTGTATAATCTTACATTGCCAGCGGCAACATTGAATGCCCCTTCAGTACCAGCTCCCACATTAAGTCCGCTGTTGTTGGTAATAATTAATGGTTCTGCAAAATTATTTGCTTGGTCGCGACGGGCATAAAGAGATGCAATAACAGTGTCGAGTTGATCTGCGTTGGTTGCGGTAACATTAAATTTCATGCCTACTAGTATTCCGGCATTAAATCCAGGAACAATACTTCCGCTAAAACCTTCGATGTTTAATTTAGGTGTAAATGTGTCTTTGGCAAATATTCCTAGCAAAATTCCATTGTTGTATAAGTAAGTTACAACACGGGATGCATTTAGAGAATCTAAAATAGTTTCAACTTTAAATCCACTAAGTCCCTGTGCTTGAGAGTAGGCAGGGCCAAGTAAAATAAATCCAGTACCATCATAGAAATATAGTTGTTTACTGATGTTGTTAAACCATAGATCGCCAGCACCTGGTTGAGCAGGCTGAGAATTCGAAATACTAGCCGAGCTTACTGGAACAAATCCTGTACCTGTGTAAACTTTTAGTTTTGCTTCGCCGGCATCGAACCATATCTGACCTCTAATTGGGTTTTCGGGTCTACTGGTGCTTGCAAAATTTTCTAAAAGTTTTATAAAATTTTCATTTAACGATTCACCAAAGCCGCTGTAATTTTTTCCTATCAAGGTAATGTCAGTTGTTAAGTCATCAACCTGACCGTCAGCTACAGTAGCTAATAGTGTTCCGTCTGTTTTATTAATCGAATACGCCATTTTTTATCCTTTAGAATGCAGGTGGTCCTGACCTAATAATGTAGTTTATAGTTAGAAACGGATTCATTAATGAAAATGCGTCACTTAACGGACTAGTGGTTTTGATACCCCCCGAATTTGGAAGATAATTAAATTTACCTGATGCCGTCGGGCCTGCATCTAAAAATGCTCCGAAATCAGTTGGCAAGGCAGAGTCTAATTTTACAGCAGCATATTGGCCACCGGTACTACCCACCATATCGTGTTCATGATCTGGAAGATTCCTAACCAACAGTGTTTGAGTCGATGTGCCGCTGGATTGTCCGACGTTTTGAGGTTCAGTTCCAGATACTCTTCCTGCTATTCCGCCACCGCCTTCTACATATCCACCAGTACTGTTAGGCACTGTGATACCGTTGTCCATATTATCTCTTCCTAGGGCAAATCTACCTCTTAGATCGGGAATTCTAAAAGTATTGACTCCGACTAACGGATCAACACCGTTGTAGGTTGTGCCAATAATATCATACAAATCAGAAAATTTTCCTCTTTCTACTTCGCCGCCGTCGCAGAACAAAAATCCATAAGGAGCACTAGAACCTGCATAAGGCAGAATAGCACCAATTGGCAATCCTAAATCAGCTATAAAAGTATCTCTAGATTGTTTAAGCAATCCGCTGGTACTTGATCTAAAAACCAAAACAAAATCATCTGTTTTGGATCTGTTAGGACTAGGTTCTGCTTTGCTACTGATAATAGAAGAAGAAAGTGTTGTATTAAATGTTTTTGTGTAGCCACCCGTGCTACCGTTAAAGGTTACTGGAGCTGTTGACGCTATATCTCCTGTAATAGAGAATGCTGTGGTATTTTGTAAACTAGTAGCAGTTACAGCATTACCGCTGATGTCTCCTCCTAGAACTCCTTCTACGGTTTCTGCAATAATAGTCTGTGCTCTAATTGTTTTCCAACGTTTAGTAACACTACCAAATTCAAAAGTATCATTCAATGCTGGATCAATATTACGTGTGGTTGTGGTTCCAACTACTTCTAAAGTTGTTCCGATTAATGCATTTTTAGTTACTGCTAGTCCTCCAGCAGTTCTAATTGAGCCGTTACTGAGATTGCTAGTAGCCACTGTGCTATCAACAACTAGGTTTCCACTAATCTTAGTATTACCAATTACGTCCAGCGATTCTTGTGGACTGAGATTATTCACTCCAACTTTATTATCAATTACTCTTAATACTGTGTTAGGTATACCGTCAGAATTCAATTGAATATCAATACTGCTGCCTGCTGAAGAATTATAAATTTTAGCAGCAGTGGCTGAGTTAGAAAGATTAAATGAACTATCTACTCCGATATTAATTCCTGAATTATTTCTTATGTTTAATCCAAATTCAGTAGTATTGGTAATATCCGATCTGAGGAATTTACCACTATCGATTACTACACCGCCGACATTTAATCCATCTGCTGATGTAGCTGTTCCGTACAGCTTGGGAGCAAATCCTCCTAATCCAAGATCAGTTGTGGCCGATATGTTCACTCCTGATCTAATTGCAAGGAATCCTGTAATAGAATTTTTTGGAGTAAAACTATCTTTGCTGATAATTACAACTGGTTTATCTTCTACATAAAAAGTTAAAACTACTTTAGTGTCGTTATTAGTATCTATGATCTGTTCGACTAAGGGACCACTTAACAGTCCTGTTGAAAAATTAGGTCCGACTAAAATCCAGTCTGTGCCTGAAAAAACATATAGTTGCTGATTTACAGTATCTACCCAAAGTTCGCCAACTTTGCTTTGTTCAACAGAGGGAGCTACAACACTTTTTTGAATGTCACTGGCTGCTTTCCAAGCAACACCATCAAAGATTTGTAGTGTTCTTGTGTTGGTATCAAACCATAACTGACCTTCAATAGGATTAACTGGTTCAGACGGGCCTGCAAAATTTTCTAACAGAGCTAGGAAATTTTGACCAATAGTTTGACCATAGCCAGTAACATTTCTGCCTGGAAATGTCAAACTGGTATCTGTGTTTGAGGTGTTATCATAGACCGTGATTGGGGTCTTATTTTCATTATCGGTAAAATTTACAATATATGGCATTTATTAAACCTCTGTGAATCCAGTTAAACTCTGTACACGAATCGTATAATCAATTTGTAATAGCCTGTTTAGAGATTTTTGAACAGGGTGAAAGATCACGTGAGTTAATAATTTGCCTGTACCCGTGTCGCTGTAAGACCGTAGACCTAGTTCATCAAAAACAAAATTGCCACTCATATCTTGACTGTTGTCAAATGCATCCTGTCCGTCTGGTTCACCGTAATCTAACAAACAACTAATAATAATGTCACTGTAAGTAGAACCACTTATATGCCTAATTTCCATTTTATTTCTAATAGGATCTGTATTTTCTGTAGCATTTTTATCCACTATCTTAGCATAGGTTTGATTATACAGACTAGTATTAACTCCCACAGTGTTTGGGGTTAGATAACTAATCAGCCCAGTTGGATCTACTGTGGTTCCACCGTTGCCAAAAACCATTTGATAAATCCAGCCCTGCCCTTGGTTGCTTAGGCTACTAACCATTGCAACACTCATATTTTCATAATGAATGGCATTGCGTTTATCTTGGAATACTTCTCCAGTTTTGGGATCAAATATTTTTATGTGGCCTTCGACGTGGAATCCACCACTTTCGTTGGGAGTTTTTTCTGGTTGTTTTTGTTCGTTGGGCATATTGAGCTCGTTGAAATTATTATTCATAGTGTATTTATTCTGGTATGAACGTTGTCTTTTGTAAAATAAAATTGCTGATTGCAGTGGAATTTTTCTGTAGAGGTCTTCCTGCTGATGCGGTTGTAACACCTCGATCATACCAAGTTCTTCCTGTTTTTCTTATTACGGTGATACGTGTGCCTGCTGGTATTGATTTTGTTAACCTTATATAAGGACTTGTTCCGTCCACACTGAATTCTGCTTCTATTTCTTTACTACCGTTAGGTCCTAAATCTTCATCAAATACATCAACAGGATTTTTACGTAATCTAGTGCCAGCCACAAATATTTCTACTTGATCGCACGGTCCGTGTGTTACAGGAATGTTAGGGTCACCTGTTACAGTATCAATTCCACGGAACCATGAATTTCTAGTTCCCTGTGTAGGAACAAAATCTAAAGGACCAACTAATAGCGTACTACCGTCGCTAACAAAATCCAATCGGTGTTGTGTTTCGTTGTAAGGAATAGTTTCTAACGGGCCGCTATCTGTCACATAACTTCCTACAGCGTGAATCATTGCAATGGCAGTTCCTAAGCTACCTCTACGAAGTTGTGTAAGTACATTTCCAGACTTTTGCAAATATTCTATTCTTTCATTATTAATGTATACAATACCCGACACTGATCGGTCAGTGGGATCATATAATTGATCACCGTTGATCACTGTGATACTTTGATCGTAATAATTCAATGCTAAGGCTAGTTTAACATCATTTCTACTATAGCGTTTGAAATGGTATATATTCAACATATCTTTATAAATTTCATATGCGCTAGGAAATCTATATACGTCATTGCCAAATTCAACAATTTTTACATCATCGTCAATAGTTGTTTCAACATTTAGATATACTACACCTCTTGGCAAGGATACACTAAAATCACGATCCTGCGTTTGTCTCACTCCATTTACATAGACCCATACATAACTAGAATTTATAGGCGTTCTAGAAAGTTGATATTGAACCTTTCCTCCTAAAAATTGATCAGCTACAATATCCATGCTAGGATATTCGCTAAACCAAACAATTTCAATCATATCTTTAGTGGTGCTGTCATCATTATTTTCTAATGTTGCCATTATTGCGTCAGTAAAAATTATTTCGTCACTGTCAATTTGATAATCTGCAAATGCTGTAACAACAATTCTAATAACATCACCTATATCCAGAATGTCCGAACGCACAGTGATAATATTAGATCCAGAATTAAGTGTATAGTCTACCACCTGAATTGTTGGATTGTTGTTTACAAAAACTTCAATATCAGGATAAGTTATCGAACCTGGAAATCTTATTGGATCTACTCCAATAGTAATTTGATTATTAGTTCCGTCGTAGACTGTTAAAACAGTATCGGGTCCGTTAACTTGTTGTCCATTAATGTTTACTAGTAGATTAGATATAGCTGATGCTCTGGACAAATTAACAAATTTATCTACTACAAATCTAGTAGTTGATCCGTCGTAGACTATGGTTTGATTATTAACTCTAATTATACTCTGTCCTGTGGAGTCTGTGTCTAGGCCAGGGCCTAGGCATACTACCTTGACCACACTGTTAATAGTTGGAGCAATACCAAACTGTACTAAAGTTTTATCCGGAGTATCTGTAAAATCAACACTGTCTAGGAATCCAGTATCAATAGCATCACCGTTGACCGTAACTAATATTGATGAGGTTTGACTAAAAATTGCTTTGGTTAAAAACAATGTGGTTACACCGTCTGCAACAAATTCTTGATAGTCTAATAAATTTATACCACCCAGGCCAAATGCCAGTATTTCAATTATAGTAGCACTGGTTGGAGCAGAATTAAACACCACTTCATTAGTTTCATAGTCTATAATATAATCCTGAGAAGGTTCTTGTTTGATTTTATTAATATAAACAATCACTGAATTATTTTCTAATATATCAATACCTATAGCATATCTAAATTTTACACCGTCTGAATATACAATAGTGTTTTGTATCAAGGCGGATCCTTGAGGATAGGTGTGGAACACTTTGATACTGACACTTTCTAGCACTTGGCCAGGAATGTTTTCTTCAGGTGCCGGTACTTGATCTGGACTAATAAATTTATCACCGTCTATAACAATTTCTTCGGCGGTAAGCCCGTTGGCTGTTTGATACGCACCGCTGATATTTGATAAAGATCCACCACTTAGTCTAGTATCTAAAAGATTTACGTCGGTAATAGTCACTGATCCGTCACTGTCTAACTTGCGGAAGATCAAGGTATCGCCTGGTTCTACACTGATATATTGACCTATTTCAACTACTCTAGTAGAACCGTCTCCTACAAATGTAGGCATTTGTGCGTTAGGATTAGTAGCGTTTGAGCTGTCCCAATTTTGAATCCAGTTAGGATCATCTACTCTGATTGTTTTAGGAGCAGCAATTTCTGATTCTATTATTACTGCTGGATTGTTTGCAGCTACAATCACAGTATATCCGTCAGGTTGAGTTCCCAGTGTTTGTATATCGCCAGGAATTCTAGTTCCCGAAGGTTTCCAATATACAGAAATTTGTTCGCCTGCCGCAGGAATAAATGGCAGTGTTACTGCAATAGTACTTCCGTCTGCCACATAATAAAAATCACTGTTTGATTCCACACTATCCCAACTGTCAGTGAACCACGGAAGAGCATCCCAACCACCAGTGACATCAAAGGTCGTTCCTTGAATTTGTACACCGCCAAAGTCAATGCCGGTCATTAATTGTGCTAGTTCGTTGCCACGCATTCCTTCGGTAGGTGCATAGTAGTTTTGAATTCTGTTTATGCTGTCAAATAATTCTACATTCTTTTCATAGTTTATTTCTATTACATCACCTAGGGCCGGAGTTGTATTAAAAATTAATTTACCTTTGATCAAGCTGTATGTGTCTGTTGTGGAAGTATACAATGTAATTGTATATTCACTGTTCAATACAATTTGATTGTTTTTAGTGATTGAAATTTTACTCTTGTCTCTGTTAGGAGCGTATTGTAATTGAAAGACCGCAGAAAATCCTGTGGCCGTAAAAATTTCAGATTTAGTAAATTTTTGGTATATTCCTTGTTTAGCAAGTCTATCAAATTTCACAGTGAGATCAAATGTTCTTGCCGCAGTTTCACCAATTATGGCTACAGCCTTGGCAATACTTTGACTAGTGCCATTACCACCAACTAGACTGATAGTAGGAGCCTGTGTATAACCTTGACCTTTGTTTAGAATCTTCACAGCAACCACGCTGCCATTAGCTACAAATGCCTGTGCTGTTGCTCCGGTGCCGTTGCCTTCAATTATTACACTAGGAACTTCTGTGTAATCGGCGCCGCCGTTAGACACACTAATTCCGGTAACAACGTATCCGTTGTTGTCAGTCCACCACTTCCAAGGATAACTAGTGAATTTGTCGCTGGTTGATCTAATTGGTAGTATTTTTCCATCTTGGGTCGAATACACTGGAGGGAGATCAAAATCAGTAGTTCCCGAATACGAAGTATCTCTATCTGTATATTTAGAAATATATTCTCTAATTGTGGTTCTATAGGGTTTGATTTCTTCTATGTATTCTTGGAAGTTTTCTAAATTATCATTTTTGTAATTTATTTTTTGTTCTAAATCGCCAACATTGTGAGTGGCATTTAAGAAACTTGTCTTGAAAGCCCAATCAATATATGGTTGTTCTACAAACGCATATCGAATACTAGTAAAGAATAATTTATTCCATTCTACTCTAAGATCTTCAGTAAAAATATCTTCCTTAGCTGCTTTTAAAATGTTACGCAGTTCTTGTGTAGGATTTATATCATACACATCAGCATCAAAAGAAACTGTGTTGTCATATCCTATATTTTGTACCGACACTAGATCATCAATTATTAAATTGATAGTACCATTTTTTCTACCAACAAGAATATAATTATCTAAAATATTACCCTGAGTAGGTTCAGTTTTTTCTAAAACTGCCCAACCGCCATTAGCAAATTCTTGAATTCGAATTAGGTCTCCCACATTTACAAAAATTGAAGGCTCTTGGTAAAGATCGGCTATTTCTTTAACTATTCTCGAAGTCTCTCCATACCCGTCTTGCCACCAATCAATATATTCCCAATATTTGCTGGTATTAAAAGCCTGGGACTTAGATCTAAAGAAAGTTTTTCTTATATCATCCCAGGAATAGATACTCCAGTAATTATCGATACTAGAATCTTGCGCTACTAGCACAGAAAAATATCTTATCTCTGCTACAGCAGATGTATAACGTCGACCTTTGGACAACACAGTAGCAGAATTTAGTCTGCCTTGACTGTCAATAGTTACTTGTGCTGTGGCACCTTGTCCGTTTCCTTCAATATTAACGAATGGGGCATTTCTGTAGCCAAATCCCGAATCAATAATATCAATAGTATCAATTTCTCCGTCAACAATATTAGCTCTTAATACAGCTTTTTTTACTCTTGTTGTTCCTACTTCTGCAAGATCAGTTAGTGTATCTACACGTATGTCGTATTGATTTAACACATTAGAAGGTTCTTGCTCAACAGATCCAAGATTGATAAAATTCAAAGTATCGGAAAACGCTCGAGTTTTCAATACTGAATTGATATTAGTAATCACTGTTTTTAAGATAGAAAATCTATCTTTAAACATTGTTTGACGAGGTCTAAAACTTATACCATATCTCTGCTTAATAGGTATGCTAGCATCTGGCACTATGTTACCAGCAAGGTCGTACCCTACTAAACTGTCTATCCATTTGGCTTCTAGTGTCTCTGTGGGAAGACTGTCTGCAACACCTTCAGTCAACAACTGATATTCATTATGGATAGAATTCAAGGCTTTTAGATTTTTTCTATATTGAATGTTAACCAACGCAGTATTTGACGAGATTAAAGATTCAAAATTGAACGCCAATAGTGTATCAGCGGCTATCGGAGTTAATATAGGCTGTCCTGTGCCTATTGGGTTTTCAATATAACTCTTTACATCCGAAGCTGTAATTCTTCTGCCTGGAACATTTTTTGGCACTATATTTTTATTCTTGATCCAATAATAATATTTTGTATCTGTGGTTTCCCCAGTTGACGGATTGGTTAAGATTTTTACAGAATACACAGTGTTATCCGGGTATAACGGTTGTCCTGAAATTCCTTGTGCAAGACCTTCAGTTGTATCTGCTAACGTGGCCCATCTGCTAGGCAAATATTTTGATTCTACCCATTCATACACATCAATACTTGCGCCGTAGGCCAATTGATTCCAGTTACCGATTCGATAGGAAATATCACCTTGTTCATAGAGCAACCACTTAGCTGTACTTAGGTCCCACCACAGTTCCCCGACGTGTTTTTCAAACCAAGCCTGAGATTCATCAACTTCTTGTTGATCAGTACCGTTGGTATATGTAGCAGGATCGTACAAGGTTTTAAATTTTAATTCTTGTTCGGCTGCACCTAGTATTTTTAATTTGTAATGATCAACTATTTCAATGTCTGAAATTTTTACATTATTTTCATTATCGTATATTGAAATGTTTTTAAACAATTCTATATCAGTTAGGTCTTGCTTTGAGGCAATAATATTCCAAGAATTTTTAGTAATGTCTTTAGTAAACAATCTAACCTGACCAGTTTCAATAACTTCTGCACTGCCTGTATATCCGCTGCCTCCATAGGACACAAACAACTTAGTTATGGTGCTACCCGACATTTCTTGCACTTTAATACGAGCCTTGTCTGCAGATCCATTAATTTCAATAGCATCAGTATCATCATTGAAGTCGCTGACCGTATATCCAGCTCCAGAATCTTTGGCTATGGCAGATACAATGACTCCGTCTTGTATTACTACATCTACTGTAAGTGCATTGTTTCCGCTAGCACCCGGTAGAATAATAGTTAAAAAACCAACACCTATTCTATATACTGTGTCGCGATAGGTTGGAGATCCTACGGCTATCACTGATCCGACACAGTCTACACTAGAACCAAATGATTCCCAGTCTTGCAGGTCTGTAACATATAATTTTTCTGTTAGGTGATATGTTTGATCTTTTCTTTCAAACACATAGACCTGTCCTGTATTACCTTCGTCGGAACTAAATGTGGTGTTTGTATTATCAAAGGAAGTAGAACCTTGATCATATATTGTAAACAGGTTGAAACTGGCATTTGTGGCGCCAACAACTATTTTTTCCGTTGCAGGACTTATACTGATAGCAGAACCAAAATATTCGTTGGTATAATTTTCGTGGCTAATTAATCTTTGTTTTAATCTATAAGAAACGCTATCTAATTGATCTGACTTAAACACAAACACTGCACCTTGATCAGTAGATTTTACATCTGCCAACGGACTGCTGGCAATAATTGTAGTTCCGTTATAGTCAATGTCTACTGCTGCTCCAAATTTGTCTCCAGTATTTAGATTGTCAATATTTAAAACATCACTAATTTCAGTTAATGACCCGGCGGTAATTGTTTGCGCTAGTTCATAGACATCGCTAGAATTTCGTTTATAGATAAAGATCTTGCCAGAAGAGTCTGTGGATACCGTATCAATTTCAAACCATAATCTAAATGGATTGTTTTGTTCATCTGTTAGATAAACGTTAAACGATTGATTGTAAGTAGCTGGGCTTTGACCTTTACTAGAAACTATTAAAGTACTATCTTGCAGGGCAGAATCTGCTGTATTTTCTTCAACTACGTCAGTTAATCTGTAGTAAACATTTTGATATTTAACTACATCATCTTCGTAATAGGTTTGATAATTTACCCATAATCCTTTATAGTTGGCAATATAAATTCCGTCACTTTCAGGAGCTCCGACTACTAAAATCCCACCATCTCGACTCATGGCTTGGCTTTGGCCAAACTTATCTCCGGCTTTAATTAATTCTGCAAACTGGTATGATTTCCATCTTGCTTTACCTGTGCCAGATCCAACTCCAGTAGCTTTGAATGTAAGACCGTCTCCGGATGCAGGATTATTACCAATAAGTTGAAAATTTGTAGTTCCATAATCTTCAATAGTGTAAATTTCTCCTACTATAAAATTTCCAGCTGTGACTAAAGGATATACTGATCCTAGAATAGCTGTGGAACTGTCTTGTAAAATTGGAAGAATATTTCCACTGTCAATCAAGGCAATGTTTGATGGCAGTGAAACTTCAGTTACTGATTCATCTAAGACTTGCCAAGAATTACTAGTGGATAAATCAAGTGATGTTCCGTCACCGTAGGTGTCTTCTAGTGCCTGATATATTCTTCCTTCATACCAAACTTTAGATCCTTGACTGTAAATAGAACTAGCACTATTGGTATACAGTCCTCGATACTCAGGATCTCCCAACTGTTTCCAACCAACCGTTGCTGTGCTAATTAAGGTATGCGAACTTGAATCATCTATACCAAAATCTTTAAGATCGATTTCTGTTCCAGCCGTAGCGGTTACCACTGAAGTTGCTAATTGTATAACAGTATCTGTAATTCTTATTGCATATAAGATTGTGTAATCTTCAGGTGGAGGAGGAGATGTAGCTAGAGATTTATCATCTCCGGCATATGTGCCGTTGAGATATCTTACCAGTTGTCCGGTTATAAGATTATGATTTCTTGAAAATGTAATTGTATTCACTGCATAATTTACAGCACTAGTTCCATTAAACGTTAGAATCTGTGTGGTTGATCCTGCTGTTGTGCCAGTGTATTTGTAAAGATAAACTCTACCTAGGTCGTTGAGAGATCCCGGTGCAGAGACTGACATATAATAATTTGCTCCAGAAACTCCAATAGAAATACTTGATCCAAATTTTTCATTTGCCTCAATTCGAGGGCTAAGGATTGTATGTTGCAATTCCCATGCATTATTTTTTCGTTTGTATAAAACTACCATGCCTTGATGTATTGGGCCTACTGCTCCCGATGCATTAGCATAGACTATATCAACCAGTTTCCAATCTTCATTTCTAAAATTCACAGACAATGTGTTCAGAGTATTGGTGCTGCCATCACCGGGCTGTTGATCGTTTGTGGCTTCCCATAATTTTCCATTTTGCAACACTATATCGCCGGCACGATAAGATGCTGCTGGTATAAGTGGATCTATATAGCTGTCCTCGTAAATTCCTTTGAATCTACTAGGTACTCCAGAAGCCAAAGGAGCTCCTACTGCTAACCAAACATTATCAGGACTGATAGCAATGGCGTCTCCAAAACTATTTGCCGTTGTATTTGTAAATTCAGTCTCTGGTTGTAGTATTTCTTTTACAGACAATCCTGTGGCAGTTTCCGAGTACACCATTACAGAGTTGGCAGATGGTATACCTGTGATAACCTGTTTGAGGTTGGCAGCATATACCACAGCTCTTCCTGTATTTCTAGGATCTGTGGCTCCAAAATTGGTGATTGTTTTTTCAGCGTACAATCTTTGTTTTTCAACAACTTCCCAATTGCCCACAGTTTCGTCGGCGTTGTCGATCCATAATTTTGATCCTTGCTTTAACAGGGCAGCGGTTTGATCTCCAATATCCTGATAAGAATCAAATCTAGATTGCGTCAACAAATATATGTTGTATTGTATAGAGCTGATGTCTGGGGCGGCTGGCGTAGGTCCAGCGGCTGCTTGAACAGCAAAGGTATAATCAGTCACCGCTACAACTTTGTAAAATCCAGTAAAATTTTCAATGTCTTTTATGCCTACAATTTCATCCAAGACTAATCCGTGTTTTTGGTTCACGGTTACAGTAACTACGTTCGTGGCAGAATCTTTGACAATGTCTTCAATTGTTAGAGCAGTAGAGAGATTTAATCTCAACACTGTCCAAGATGCATTATCAAAAGTAACCCATATGTGAGAATTTTCAACCAAGGATGAAATATCCAGTGATAATATGTCGTCTCTTGATCTAACAAATAACTCTATTTGATCTGTTTTAACATATCCGGCATTTCTAGTAATTCCTTGATAGTTGGTCAACGGATTAATGTCAACACTGTAAGGAATCAAGGACCTAGTAAAATTAGTTTGATTTACTCTTAGATATTTGTCCGATAAATTTTTAGAAATTGGGCCGTTAGTAATAACTATGGCCTGTGGATTTACCAACAGATTATCTTTGACAATTTCAAATTCTATTTCATTGAGTTGGTCTAGGCCCCCTAGTCTACCAACATTAAAAGCCCATTCTTCATCTAGTACAATACTATCGGCAGTGATTCTACTGAGCTTGTCAAAAACTTTGACCACAGCGTTAGCTGTGCCTTTTTCTCTGATAAAGCCTTGATACAATTTAAATTGAGTGACATTATCTTCTGCAAGATTCTGTAGGTATTCTCTAGTTTGATATCCTATTAGATGTCTTGCTAGCTCTCGCTGACTGGCGCCGGCTCCGTCAGCGTCTACGTTATAATAATCTTCAAATTGACTAACTCTAACATCAAAATTGCTGATCAGTCCTTTGGCAGGGGTTGTATCTAATTTGGTCCAATTACTGTCATTAAATTGAATAGATCCCTGTTGATTTACTAGACTGGTCCAATTGTAAGATTTGTAATTGACGATGTCGCCTAGTTTATAATCAGTAAAGGGTTGCCAGATCTGTATATTAACATTGTCAAATAAGAATCCCGGACTTGTATAATCGCCGTCCCAGTCAACTGTGCGGAATCCACGACTCTTGATACGTTCTTGACGATAGCCCGTTGGCTTATCATATAACACATCATTAAACACTGTACGATCATCAAAAATTGTTACGTGTTCTTTCAAAACAAAATAACATCTAAAAAAGTATATGCCGTCCGAGTCGTTGACAACATCCACCGTTAATTTTTTAAACTCTCTGTTGACATTTATAAATTCCACAGGCAGAATGGTCCCATCAACTTTTAAAATATTATAATCATAAAAGCTATCGAGCAGATTGTCAGCAACTCCGATGTCAATGTTTAATTCTATTTTTGCAGCAGCAGGACTCAACGTGATTAATGAGCTGTCAGCCCATTGGTGTTTTGACCAAAACAATAATTCTTTTATTGAAGTAATCCAATCTTTGGCTGATTCTAGATTGCCATCATAACCGGTAAATTCAAATCCCTGTGATTGTAGATATGCATCATAACCTATGATAAAATCTGCGATTTCTTGTAGAGTTGAAAATATTGTTCCGTAGGGTATTTCTTGTACCGTGGCTGTATTTACAGTTCTTCTTCTAAAAACTTCTACTGCACCTACCAACGGCAATTTTGCTATTCTTTGCCAAAATTGTACATCAAAATCTATGCCACTGGTGTGAGATTTAATACATCTGTAAAAAATATCGGCTACTCTAATTATTGTTCCATTGCCAAAAATCTTGTTAGATTCCCAGTCGATGAAATTTTCACTGACACCACCTACTGATAGCAAAGGATCATTGGTGCTTTTAACAGCTTCAAAATATTTAAAGTAAGGTTCACTGATGTCATAACCAAAAAGTTTAAAACCACCAGCCAGTTTTTCAATCACTACTGCACTATAACTTGGACTAGAAATTGGTGCGCTAATGTTAAAATTAATATCATAATTTTCTTGAGGAAGAAAAATATTGCTAGTGCTGGCGCTGGGATTTTTACTATCTAAAATATATTTTTGTTGACTTTGATCTACAAATCCACTTAATCTAGTAGACAAATTAACATCTAAATTATCTATTTTCTTTTGCAGCACTGATTCAGTCAGTCCCCTCGATCTTAAATAATCTACAACATAATTTACAAGGCCAGAAGTTTGATTGCCTCCAGATGTTGGAACAATAATATCCGAATTCTTAAAGAATAAATTTGTATTTTTATTAACTGTTTGACCAATTTTGTTAACTTTGATTCTAGATTTATCAAGAGTTTCAATGATAAATTCGTAAGGTCTCATTAGACATAGTGCCAGCATAATAACAAATGGATAATCACTGCTACTACGCCAGGCGTATTCCACTGGGGCTATGTCACCAAATTTAAATGTGCCTTTATTGTTGTATAAAACAAAATTAGTAGCTGCTCCCGATTCAAATGGGCTTAATAGGTTACCGTCTCCGTCTACAGGAATATGATTTAGCAGTGTAGCTCTTTTGTATCTATCATAAATTCCTGCTCGAGATCCTTGGCGGATTATACCAGCAGCTAGATCTTCCCACAGTAGTAAATTATTTTTTGTATATGGTGCTGAACCGTATTGGTCTTCCCACCAGCTAGGTTGTTGACTAAATCCCAACATTTCCCAGGGACAACGATGTGGTCTATCAGTATCATACAACCAAGTATACACTCCTCTCCACCATCCAGGTAAATTTAACTGCCCGGTAGGATCCCCCATATTTGAATAGGTGTAGGTAAAAGAATCTTCACTATCAAAAAATGTGTTAGTTAGATAGTCTACATTTGTTTCACTAAACCATCTTAGAAATTCAGAACTGATTACGCTGTCTAAATCTTGTTTAGTGTATGTAGATGATCCGTAGTATCCTCCAAGAATATTATCTTGACTAAACAAATCTTCTGTATATTCTTGTTTAATGTTATTGTAGATTCGTTTTTCTAATTCTAATAATACATCATCTCGGAAATCACCGTAGGCTACTGTGATACTGCCATCGTGACCTCGAATAACATTGATAGGAGTTACGTAGGTATCATCTAAAAACAAAGACGGAATATAGGTTTTATATAAACCTAATTTTGAAGGAGTTGGCGGAATAAAACAGAAACTTGAAGAAACATATTCTTTTATTTGAATAATATCTCCTTGTGTTAGTGCTTTGGAAATACTAACAAATCCAAACGTATCATTAAATGTATAATCGATACCATGAATCAACTGCACATTGTTAATATAGATATATACTGCTGTTCTGCTAAGTTGGGTTAAGTTAAATTTTGCGTTTAATGCAAAAGTTATAATTTCTGTGTCTTCTACAACGTATTCTTTGAGATTGTAGGCGCCGCTGCCCACCATATCAGAATCTGCAAATGCATCTTTTTGCGTTTTAACTTTAGACATAGTGGCCAATATTTCATCAACAAATCCAACAGGATCTAGATTATATATGGCGGTTTCAGCAAATTTAATAAAGTTATTTTTAAATTCTGTATAAGATTTTTTTGCGTACTGAATAGATTTAATAACGTTTACGTGTTTGTCGCACAGTAACATTATTGCTGTAGGAGTAATTCCTGAATGTTTTAGAAATCTTCTTGAAAGATTTTGATATCCGGTAAGATCTCTTAGATTACTCGAGCCTGGATATGATCCGTTAAATTGATCAAATAAGTCTAGCGCCGTTGAAACATGATCGACTGCCTGTCCTAGAGTAAATGTTTTTACTTCGCTGTTCAGAGGATTTTTTTCAAGTCCTACTGGAATCTCATAATATCCCAAGTGAGGATCTGCATCTGCAAAAACTTTAATTGTAACAATGTCATTTATTTTAAAACTGGTAGGAAACGTAAAAATATTCTGATTTCTAGTGTAGCTTCCAGAATATTTTATTCCGTTAACGTAGATTAAAATTTTAGAAATCTCATCGTCTTGAACGTCTGTCCATTTGATACCATTGCTAACAATTTGTGTTGAAACTTCAGTAACTGTGGTACTGTAAATTACCGGTTGTAAGTATGTTCGATCAGATTTAAGCCATCCGTTGGCATAACTTCCAGTATGTGTAAATTTGTAATAACCTTGTCTAATTGTCTTGTTGAATACTTTTTTGTCAAAATTATAATTAAATGTATCTACATCCCAGTCAAAATTAAATTCAATATCTCCTACATTGTTGATATTTAGATAACTTAAGCTAAATCCTAATTCGGTATCAACAATACTGTTTCCAACTTTATAGCTTACTAGTTTAGTTCCTAAGAAACTGCTAACAGGATATGTGTCCATGTCTCCGTAACTGACACCATTATCGTCAAATACATCAAATAACGGACTTTGATTTACTGCGGTTTTCTTTTGACTGGCTACCCAAGATGTACCGTTAAAGTGATACATTATTCCTTTGTTTAATAGGCCGCGTCTAACAAACACTCCGTCACCGATGGTAGAAGTTGCGTCGGTAGTTTCTACTAAATTGATTTGTCTACGGTTATTGTGAATTATAAAGTTCACTGTGTAAATTCTATTATTGGCTAATGTGTCGGTATCTGCTGTGACCAATAATCTAGCACCATTAAATAATTCTTCACCGTCGACATTGTATCCAATACTGCCTTCTATGGTTGAAAATACGTCGGTGGTAAAAGTATCAATAAAATCAACTGGCGTTTTTGCTAGGCTACCGTGATTGAATAACTGCAGATTTGAAGAAAATTCAATAATAGGTCTTTTGGCTCTCGCTGTTTCAATCGAATCAAACTCGCTATCGTTAAAACTGTGTGCCTGTTCTAGAACCGATCGGTGAAACCATCTGTTGTATCTACTCCAAGGATTTGAATCTTGGCTGGCTCTATTAATTGTAATATAGTCTTTGAATTCTGGATATGTGGCCGCATCATCAAAGGGCTCTGTGTCAAATCCGCCATCGTCAAACAACACTTCTAGACTTGTTGTGCTAAGGGTCGGGGGAGATAAATCTTGAAATCTAATTAATCTAATAGATTCTCCAACACCTTCTATTACCCAAGTGTCTGCGGAATATTTTGTAGGTGTTACTAGACCAGAAAATCTAACTTTCATACCGTTGGTAAATGTAATACCATTACTGCTGACATATGTGGTTTTACCAATAACTTCGTTAGTGATATCAATTTTGGTATTTGATTCAATATCAGCAACAAGGAATCTACCAAATCTATTAATATCTGTGGCGCTTTGATAAAATAATACATCGGGTGCATCTAACGGTACAGTAAAAGTCAAAGTACCATTAGTTGCTCCTTGCCCGGTAATTCCTGTATTATAGTCTAATGCAGTAGCTTGACTAGCTGCTTCGATATATTCCCAATCTTGACTATCTTCGTCTATGGTACTTCCATCAGTTACAGGAATAAAAGTTTTAGCTTTCCATAACTTGTTATTGAATACTGCAAATTGACCTTGCTGATATGGTAGATAAGGTTTGTAAATTAATGATCCAGTATCATAGGCAGTTTTAATAACAAACCCTTCGCCCGGTGCATTGACCTGAAATTTGTAGGTTTGTCCTCTATAGAGTGTGAGAGAGGGATTTAACGACAGACCGTCTGGGAAAAATACCCAAGATGATCCTACTCCTAATCTTACTCTATATGTGCTGGTTATAGACTGTCGTTGACCAAATACTGTGATAGGTGGAGGACCATCCGGCACCCAATAGTATTCACGAAAATTTACAAACTTGTCCCAATCGATCGGAGGATTCCAAGAATAGTGATCTTGATCTGTGATTAAATCATCTCTTTCTAGATTGTTGCCAAAAAATTTCAATTGATTTTTAAAATCTATATAATCATAAAAATTTTCTACTTTGTCTTTTTCTTTGATTGTAACACCAGGTTCTAATTGATATCTACTTCTAAGAGTTGCATCTGTGTCTAAGTATACGTCCGAACCATTATAAGTTTTACCGTATCTACGGCCTACATAACCAACTGTTTTAGATAACGTACCAGGTTGAACCAAGGGATCAACAACTGCAGACATAAATTTTGCATTAGTTTCAGTTTGAAAGACTTCTGGTAGAAGTTCTACAGTTCTGCGAATTGGTAACTGACTTTGAGGGAAAATATCTTTTGCCATAATTTTATTGTGTTGAGTTTACTATAGATGCCACATCTGCACGTATTTCAACCGCAGTAATTGCTGTAACAATTACGATATCATCTACTGTTGCGCCGCTGATAAAAATTTCTTCTGGTTGACTTTGTATTTCAAATAGACTACCGAATGTTTGGTCTGGTTGTCTAGGTACGATCACAAGATTACTAACATCCGGTGCAACTTCGTTGGTAATGTATGTAATTAATTCTCCTAGGTAAAATCTGTCTCCGAAATCCCAATTGTTAATATCAAAGAAACTGTTGATTGCCGAAACTATTCTTACCTTTAGATCATTATCATTGATTGTTTTGTAGGGATTTTTGACCACTTTAAATTGTGCCTGTAGTTTAGGATCGGCTGTACTACCAAATAGAATTTTGTAATTTACAGGATGATAGATTAATTCATCACTGATAGATTTAATTAAATTCAACTGCGTTCCGAATGCTATTCTCAATGCGTCACTAGTTGGAACTTCAGGTTGGCTTATGGCTCCTGCTATATACTTTCTAAATTCAGTATCGTAGGTTCTTGTTAAAAGAAAAATATCCATTATATTACTTACACTAGGATCTATTCTTCGATCAATGTTGGCATTATGAATATATTGAAATTTGAGATCGGCTCGACCTATCACTGCTTTGTAATCAGATTCGATTATCAAGGTATTAGTGCCTAGGTCAACACGCTTTATTCTATTTTCATTACTGGCATAAAAATAAATTAATTGTCCGTTGACATAATCAGAAATAATAATATTGCTTTCAGTTTGTCTAATTAGAATAGTATCGTTGATGTTATCAACATAAGAATACGTTGTGTATCCGGAAGCATCTGTTGTTTTATAAAAAAACAAGTATTTTAGATCTAGATCTTGACCAACTATCTGTTCAAACGAATCAGGGTTGTCAATAACACCATCGTCGTCGCTGTCGGCAAATGATAGTTTTATTTCATTGGCACTTTGATAACCATCTTCAAATTTGATTACATCACTGACTTCAAATGTTTTGTCATTTTTCAAAGCATTTATCAAGCCGTTATCGGAATTTATTCCAAGAATATTAACTTTGTCTTTGACTGTTTTTCCAGTTGTTCTATCAAAAGTTTTTTGATTTACATCAAAATAAAATCTGTTCTGTTCTAGACTTCTAAAAATATAATCTAGTCCTCTGATTCTCACATTATAACTGTCTGGCTGTCTTACAAACGCTACTATCCAAGACGTGTCTAGATTACTGTTAGTAGTATCTCCGGCACGACCTAGACTAAAATCATTTAATAGATCAATATTTGCAGAGGTAATAATTTTCCAAGAACTTTCTATAGACTCATATCTTAGACCAAAATTCACATTCAAGCTAATGAGATTGGTCATTTCATTTTCTAGAGCAGTTGGCAAGTTGTTGACGAATCTAGGAACTATCCGTGTCGCAATTGCTCCTGTAGGTACAACATCATTGAACACAATAGGACCAAGTCCGTTGGCCAATGCTCCGCGGCCAGCGTTAGTTCCGTCTCCTGTAATTTTAACAACTTTAACCCAAATTCTATCTGTCTGTTCTACATCTGCGGCACTGACGTTGACGATCGCACCCTTTTTAAAGGCCTTACCGGCAGGAGGTTGAAATTTAATCAGTGCTCCTGCAAACACATATTTCAAAGAGTTAGTGGTATATGTTCCAACTTTGAATAATGACTGATCTATGTTGTTGATAAAATAGCCCGTGGATGAATTTACATCGTTGGTAGTTTGCGTCCAAAGTGTGTTTGAATCTGTGAATTGTATTTTTGTAAAATTTGTTAGATAAAAATTATACACATCTGTGTTGGTCAACAGGGGTTCTATGTTGTTTCTGATGTAATTTATAATATCAATTCTGTTGGTATACTTGAAAGACTCTGTTCTTTCTGTTTGTTCTTTGTATATCACTCCATCGTCTGCAAAAACATTTACACTTGAGTATTTTCCGCTGGCATCAATTACGTCAAAATTTCTACTGATGCCGCTGCTGGTTCGATTGATAGCTTTGACTTTTAAAATATCTTGACTGCTGGACAATGGGGCTAGATTATAATCTTCCCCAGTGATCATGCGATTTTGTGTGTAATAAATTGCAGGAGCACGGGCTTTGATACTGTCAATGTCTTCAGAGGCTGTTGCAGTGCTAATGGTATATTTCAAACTACAACTGATCAATAAGTCGTGTCTTACACCTGCTTTGTTTATATAAGGCACAGAAATATTGATTGCTCGCATTTCAGCAGGACTAACTGTGTAGCTGAGACCGTTACTGACTCTATAGTATGCTTTGAAAGCTCCTTGGGGCAAGTTGCCATAAGTGCCGTCTGCAAATACCAAATCAATTTTATCATCTTCTTTGGTAATCACACTATAGATATTTCTTATATTTGAATTGATACTGTTGTAGGCAATATTGCTGCCTGTGATACTGCTAACCTTGGTCCACGCAGATCCTTGTGTGCCATCTGAATTTGTGGCAAACAACCAAACATCTGAATCATTGATTCCGGTAACATCAACAGAAATAACTTCGTTTGTGGTAGGAACATCAACACTAAAATCAGTTAATTCTAGACTGCCTTGTTTCAACAGCATAAAGAAACCAGTGTTAGCACTGGCACTGCCTTTGCCGTCTTGTCTATAAATAAATCCTAATTGACTGCCGGGAATAGGCGGTTCTTCATAGTAATCTTCTGCGCCGATAAAACTGGTACTTACCAATTCAAACGGCATCTTTCTACTGGCCACTATTTTTTCAAAGTTGAAAATTGGTACATCTGTAAAATTAGATCTAAATCTATACTGTTGTGAATCAATGCCTTGAATTGTGTCAGTCCCCTGACTGCGGCCAAATTCAGTGTTGTCTGCCATTGCAGAATTTATAACTAAAATAAATTGCTCTAACCAATTTGAATTGGTAGGATCATTCCAAATAATTGTTTGGCTGGCAAGATTCTTGTTGTTGCTGTCTAGTACCCCTTCTGTGGTAGACACTGTGTCAAATTTAATTAAGCCTTGTGCAGGAATATTTCTTCTGCTGTTGTAGGAAATCAATCGGGCTAATCGAAGTACAGACTCTTTGGTTTCTGCTAGTTCTAAAAAATTCTCTCTACTGGCTAGGTCAGTACGGAAAGCTAGACTCTGTCCTAGAAACGCAACTGCATCTATCAGTGCTAGATATTCTGAACTTTCAATATAATCGTTAAAATCTTCTGGATAATTTTCACGAAGATAGGTGATAATAACCCTACGCAGATTTTCAAAATCATAGCTTTTAAAGTCAGCATTTTTAAAGGTCTGATAAATTCTTTTCCAGTCCTGGTTTAAAATTAAATTGTTCTGTCTAGACGTAGTTGTCATTTTCGTTCCCTATACTGATATTTATTGTAAAAATAAAATGCGTATTTTATGTTATTGTGTTATCTCTATCAAAGTCTAAACGCAGTGTATCGGTGATATCAAATGGTAGTATCACTATTTCTGCTTCTATGCGTATGCCTTGTTGTGTGCTATCTATAGACACTGAGTTTACTTTTACACGTTTATCAAAATTAATAATTTCTTCAACATCTTTAGCAATTGCTGCTTTTATTTCTGGGGTAAAATTCTCAAATAGCGTATCCCAGATAATAGTTCCAAATTTAGGATTTTCTAATTTTTCACCCTTTCTAATATAGAAATGGTTGATGAGATCTTGTTTGATCAATTCTGCATCGTACAACTTGTAGTTTCTTTTAAATTCCTTAGAACTAAATCCCCTGTATCGAAAATTGCCTGAATTTGCATTTCCTAGACTGGCTTTGTTTTTTGCAATAACTGTGTTGGTATATATTTTTGCCATAATTTATTTCCTTAGAACGGAGTATCACTGGGTTTTTTGTATTTGCGCCAATCACTAGGTGGTGTTCGCATACTAGCACTTTCGCCTTCATATCGACCGTCAACGTCTCGATCTGTTAGATCTGGTTTGACTTTTGTAGCATCTAGATTTTCGTGGAAAGGATACGGTTCAGCTGTGGGCATCCTTCTTACTATAACTGTTCTGTCTACATCATCTTCGTTGGGTGCTGGAAGGTCTGGTAGACTGTGTGTCTTTAATCTTAACGCTTTTGTTGCTACTGGGCCGTTCATATGAATTTCTGCGGCAGTTTCTTTATAACTACCTGTTACATTTAAATCCATGGTTCCGCCAACGGTAATTTTACCGTTAGTACCTACAATCACATTGTAGTTTGCACCAGTTTCAACTTGCATTTCTCCGTTTACTTTAAGGTTAAAATTACGGCCAACTTCTAGATTAAAATCTCTATCAGCAACAAAATTAAAATCTTGTTTAGTTCTAATATTAATACTGTCCTCGGCATAGATGTCAATTTTACCGTCGCTGGTAAATTCAATCCAGGCTGTGCCCCTGCTGTTTCCGATATAAATCAAATCTTCAGAATTATGAAATAACAATTGATGTCCTGTTCTAGTCCTAATTCTAAAATGTTCGTTGTAGGGAATATCTTTTAGTCCTTCGGGATTTTTTACATAGGTAGGAGCTCCGTCAGTGGGCTTTGTTTCTCTATAGTATCTGTCATCACCGTCATCCATAACAAAATGTGTTCCTCCGAGTCTTTGAACCGGAACTGGTGTTGGTGTTGGACTTTCTCTATTTCCCAAAAACTTTTTCTTGCCATTTCTATCTACAGGACCAGGACTGCTCATTCCAAACACCATGTTTGGCACATCTCGTCTTGACGTAGAAGTACTGGTTCCCCTTACTTCATCTCTAGTTAGTCCCTGAATTTTAAATCGTCTAGCAATAGGATGCACAGCTCTAGGTATTTTATCAATTTCTAAATTTTTGTCGCCTTCGTTGGCTTTTCTATTATGTTCAACCACAGGTAGCGGATGTTCCTCCTGCTGATAGTCTTCGTCTGTTTTATACGCAGTGGTTCCGCCAATAGCAGGGACCATGTGATTTTGAAATTTATCTTGAACATTTGCCACCCAATAGCCCTGATCTGGTTTTCCGTCTATGAAAAGCACAATGCCGGTTACGCCGGTGTCTGGAGGAACACCCCAGAATCCATAGCTCATCTGAGAATCATCTGCTGTGACATTTTGTCCAGTGAACTCAAAAGGTGTACATCCATAAAACGGGCTGGCATATTTTACAAAATAGGTTTGACTTTCATTACCTATTTGATTTCCAGAGTCTCGAATAAGCACAACTTCAAGGCCGCCTTGAAACAACAGATCTGCATGCCCTATAATTTTAGCCAAATAAGGAGCACCGGTAAGACTACCTTGTGAATTTTCTCGTTGGTCTTCTCTTTTTTCAATCATATTATGCTCCCGGAGCGTTTATATATGTTCCGGTATCTCGTTCTGGTTTATCTGTTTTTGTTGGGAATACATCTCCACTGCCGCTTTGATCTTGAGCAGGTATCCTAAAACCTGCTATTACCTGTGTGAATAAATTGCCTTTAAATCTAGCTTCTGCTTTTGTAACCTTAAACAATCCACTAAACGGACTGGGACTTTGTCCTTCAGGAAAATAATAACCGCCGGGATCAGCAGCGGCCGCGCCTCCAGCATCTGGATCTGCAGGAGTTCTAAAATTTACCACCACCCAAATATCTGTGGCTTCGTGATTCATGGTTCCATTTTCAGTTACTTGATCGTCACTGTCACTATGAAAATTACTGTATCCAACTTCAGGAAGGAAATAGGGATCGCCTAAAATTTCTAAATCTAGATTTATTTGATTTCCTACACTGTTAAGATAAGCCATATAAAATTCATTGGCGATTTTTTGTTCGGTACTGGTTTGACCTGACCCGCCTTTGAACGGAATATTTCCCGTGGCCATATCAAATTTTGCAGAAGCAGCACCTCCTCCTACCGATGGAGCTGAGGCTCCTTGTGCCTGTTTACTAGTCATTGTGGGGCTAGGTCTAGATGTGTTTGTAGAATTATTAGCAACACCCCCCGAGTCTTCAACCTTGTTAGGATCAATAGCTGTAAACAGCATATTTTTTATTTCAATGTTGAATTTAATGATATCTGTGTTTAGACCTGTGTATATATAGTTGTATTCTTTTTGTGCGGCACTTTTGCAGGCTGCTATTCCTTTACTTGTGGCTTCTGGCGATAGATAAGCACTGTGATGTATTTTATAAGGCTGCACTCTAAAAGTAATTTCTTTAGAAAAATCCTTAAGTTTGGGATCAAGATCTAATAGTTTTACATCAACGTTGGTTTTCCACCAAGTTACTCTACCTTGATCGTCAATTAATGCTTCGTTGGTTGCTCGATCTCTAGCTTCTCTAGTGCTGAGAATCACCTGATCAATGATGTTTGTGATGCTGGTATCTTGACTAAATTGCAGAGACTTTTCTTTAGGATTGATAGACATTTTTCCCCTAATAATTTTTCCGCTGGCTTCGTCGTAGATGTCTCCTGCACGTTTGGGTTTTTCAGTTCCGCCTTGGCTTTCTGGTGTAAATTCTAGATCATTACCGGGACTGCGGCCATAGGGATTATCTCCTACAAATTCTATATTGTACTTGTCCGGATAGGTTTTTTTCTGATCTTTTACAAGTTGATCTTCTCTCTTGTTTAAAAAAGATACTAAACTAAACTCAGGATGATCTACTAGCACTTCGTTGCTGTTTTTGCCCACAAGTTTTACGTCGTTAAAAACTTTGTTCATCTGCTGAGATAATGCCACATGATTGTAGGGGAAACATTCTACCTTGTAGGTGCTGCCTGCTTCATTGACTGTAAAATTTGCATTCATTAGTTTTACTAACCAATTAAATGGTCCTACAGTCATACTCTCTCCTGGTCCGGTCCATCCTACAAATTCCAATCTCAACACATAGGCAGCATTATCAAGATAACTCTTGTATCCGGAATTCACCGCTGCTGCCTGACAGCTCTGAAGAAATAGTCCCATACTGTAAGGTTCAAATACTTCAAATTCAAGTTTTGACCAAGGTCCCGACCCTGTGCCATTGGTAGGAACTACAAAATTTGTTATCGAAAGATTGTCAATAAAATATTCAGGGGCACCGTAGGCTGTTTGTACTCTTGCAGCACCATCTCGACCTGCACTTGATACAATGACATTTGGCAACTGACCGCTGCGATAAGATTGAGAATTTAGCTGAGCTGGACTAGCACAAGAAAACGTAAACAAACAATTGTATGAAACAAATTGTTCTAAGATATTAGGTAGTGCCATGATTAACTTCCAGCAGTGGTTGATAACGCAGCATTAATATTGGCCTTAGCTGGACAGAAAATTGTAGTTCCGGGCGAAAAATCGTAGATAGGATCTTTTAGTATTGATCTGTTTCTTTGTGCAAATACCCACCACAATTTTGCATCTTGATAAAGATCAAATGCCAATAGATCCGGACGATGCTTGTATTGATTTTCAATAACATATTTAAAATCATCATCAGAGATTGGAATCGTCCGTAGAGTCAGTAATTCCAAATACAGTGTATTTTGTTTGGTTATGTACCAAGGACTAGTTTTTTTATAAATTTCCATATATTAGAAAGAAATGCTGCCGCCGTTATTAACATATGCGCTAAGATTAAATCCTCTTTGAGAACTTTTACTGTACACAGGCTGGCAAGTGATTTGTATAGTACTGAGTCTAGGCACGGATGCGCCTGCTGCAAGTATGTAGTGAACATCATCTTTAAAATCAACCTGAAAAGATTTTATCACCACAGGAATAAATCCTAATACTTCACCATATCCAGACAAGGTACAAATTGGAGGAGGATTTCCTTGCGGAGAACTATTCCCAAAAAACATCTTAGTCAACCCACGACCTAGAGCAATTGTGCGCAGCCAATTAGCAGCATCTTCTTCAGTTTCAACTGGAAATTCTCCACTAATACTAATATCATCTGAAGTACTATTTTTATACACAGGATGAGGGAAATTTGCGTGGACTAGTTCTTGATTGTTGTAGTTTGCTTTATTTGATAGACTGAAAGAGGGTGTTGTTGGAAAAATAATTTGTCCGAACATTGAATCAATTTTTATACGCCAATCACCTTCGTTACTGGGATATACCTGCACTATCGAAGCTTCTTCGCCTAGTGCTAACGTGGCGGTGCTGGGAATATTTTTTGCTCTGGCAGCACTAATTAAATCAAGTCCTATATTTGCTAATGCAGCCGCTTGTTGTGCTGGTCCGCTTAACAATCCTGTGGCCAGTCCAGCAATACTGCCTCCTGATGCAATATTGTCAATGACGCTCTTTCCGGCTGTGGCAAAACTGCTGGCAGCATCTGACAGAGATGATAAACCGTTTTGTGCAAAATTTTGCACAGTTCCGGATAAATTACTAACACCAGATGAATTTAATTTTCCAGTAATGCCATTTAAGTTGCTGCCAAATCCGCCACTAAGTCTATTTACAGTGGCATCTAAACTTTGTTTGGCAAGACTTGAATTAGGCATACTGAAATTGCCAGCAGACTGATTTGCAGCATTGGCCAGATTGCCTAGCTCACTGCCGATCTTTGAAGCAAGATTTTGTATTGGGTTTATAGATAATGACATAATTAATATCCGTTTTGTCTATTTATTCTTTATAAAATGTGCTATTATATTACTAAAAGGAATAACATTTAATGACTATCATTGCTCAGCCTCCCAAGATCAAATACCTTACCAACAAGGATTTGCTCCGAGAAATACATCTTAGTAAAAATACCTACTGTAGTTTTACTCTGCCCGAATACAGCGAATACGATCTTATTGTTGTTAATCTTGCAAAAATCAATGTAAGAACCGTGGCAGAAGCCAAAAGAAATAGAGCTATAAAAATGGCAAAACAGGCTCACGAAGCAGCAGTGATTGCAGGTGGTAAGAAAATATCCATTAAAGAATTCGAAGTGGACTATCGCAAGGTACAAAAGCAAGATTTGGTATTTCGTGTAATGACCTTTGATCATATTCCGCTAGCGCCAGGTCGTAAAAAGACTTTGAAAAATACCGCAGACAGTCACGACAAGGTAAATTTTCCACCATTCCAACATTGGAAGTTTGATGACAACGATAATTTAATCTGCGTGGGAAAAAGCCATTGGAAAGGTGGATTACTCGATGGCGAGTTCAACAAAGAACATGGACAAATGACTAACAATCTAGCTCGTATGTTTATTAAACTCTGTGAAAGATATGCCACTCGTGGCAATGTTAGAGGGTATACCTACAACGACGAAATGCGTGGGCAGGCCATCTTACAGCTTACTCAAATCGGCCTACAGTTCGATGAAAGTAAATCGGACAATCCTTTTGCCTACTATACTGCTGCTGTTACCAACAGTTTTGTTAGGATCATCAACATTGAAAAACGCAATCAAAATATCCGAGATGATATTTTAGAAATGAATGGAATGAATCCAAGTTGGACTCGACAGAACAGCGGAAACGGAGTCAGCGGTGCAGTGAGTACTAGTTCAGTGGATGGTAGTGATTGGGATTGACCTAGTTGTTGTATATATGTTACAATAACTAAGGAGATTCTATGAACCTATTTAAAAAAGTAGCTTGTTTTACTGATATACATTTTGGACTAAAAGGTGGCAGTCGCACACATAATCAAGATTGCGAAGATTTTGTTTCTTGGTTTTGTGATACTGCAAAAGCACAAGGTTGCGAAACTGCAATCTTTCTAGGTGACTGGCATCATAATCGTAGCACTACAGATGTTAGTACTATGAACTATACTGTCAGCAACTTAGAAAAGTTAAGTCAAAGTTTTGAAAAAGTCTATTTCATTCTAGGCAATCACGACCTGTTCTACAAAGACAAGCGTGAAATTAACTCAGTAGAGTTTATGCGCCTGTTTCCTAATATTATTCCAATTAGAGAAACACTAACTCTAGGCGATGTTACTATTATGCCTTGGCTAGTTGCTGACGAGTGGCGAGATATTCCTAATATCAAAAGCAGATATATGTTCGGACATTTGGAATTGCCTAGCTTTTATATGAATGCCATGATACAGATGCCTGATCACGGCACAATTCAATCTGGACATTTTGTAAATCAGGAATATGTGTTTACAGGGCACTTTCACAAACGTCAACACAGTAGAAATATTCATTACATTGGTAATGCTTTTCCGCACAACTATGCAGATGCAGGTGACGATGATCGTGGTATGATGATGCTAGAGTGGGGGGGCTCACCTGAGTTTAAGTCTTGGCCCGGACAGCCTACCTTTAGAACATATAAACTGAGTCAAATTATTGACAAGCCAGATCAATTGCTACGAGAACGTATGCACTGTCGTGTGACCATTGACTTGCCTCTCAGTTTTGAAGAAGCAAATTTCATCAAAGAAACATTTGTGCCCCAGTACAAACTGCGAGAGCTTATGTTGATTCCGGAAAAAGTTGAAGTTGATGCCAACTCAACACCCATCGATATTAATTTTGAAAGTGTAGATACCATTGTGATGAATCAGATAAACGCCATTGACAGCGGTACCTTTGAAAAGAGTCTGCTGTTGGAGATATACAACGACCTATGATTAAGATTAAAAATTTAACCGTGCGCAATTTCATGAGTGTGGGCGCACAAACACAGGCTATTGATTTTGATCGCGGACAACTTACTTTGGTCTTAGGCGAAAACCTTGACCTAGGTGGCGACGACAGTGGAGCTCGAAATGGCACAGGTAAAACTACTATTATCAACGGTCTCAGCTATGCCATCTACGGCAATGCACTGACAAACATCAAGAAAGATAATCTTGTAAACAAAATCAACGGCAAAGGCATGTTGGTTACTATGAGTTTTGAAAAGGATGGAGTTGACTATCACATAGAAAGAGGTCGTAAGCCCAACGTTTTAAAGTTTACTGTTAATGGACGAGAACAAGAAAATCTAGATCAAGATGAAAGTCAAGGCGACAGTAGAGAAACACAAAAATCCATCGAAGATGTATTTGGTATGACTCATGACATGTTTAAACATCTTGTGGCCTTAAACACTTACACAGAACCGTTTCTGTCGATGAAGGCTGCGGATCAACG